TTGTGGACGACGTCTTTAGCACATATCTCTACACCGGCAACGGCTCAACGCAGACCATCACAAACGGCATTGATTTGGCTGGTAAGGGTGGGATGGTGTGGGTTAAATCGCGAAGTCCAGCAGACAACCATCAATTAATAGATACCGCTCAGAGTTCTGGAAGTAATGCGTACCATTTAAATTCAAATACAACAGATGCTAGTTTACTCAGAACTAACTCTATAACGGGGTTTTTGTCGAGTGGGTTTAGCGTTGGCGCAACAGCAACAGTAAATGATACTTCAGTTAACTACGCCTCATGGACATTCCGCAAAGCCGCGAAGTTTTTTGATGTGGTGACGTATACGGGTACAGGTAGTGCAAGAACGATTGCACATAGCTTAGGTGTTGCTCCGGGAATGGTAATTGTTAAACGTACTGATACAACAGGAAATTGGCAGGTTTATCACAGAAGTTTAACCTCAGCCGCATATTCAACACAACTAAACTTAACTGCCGCGCAAGCCTCAGCACCGACTGTATGGAACTCAACAGCACCGACAAGCTCAGTATTTTCTGTGGGTACAGATGCTACCGTTAATGCGTCTGGTGGTACTTATGTTGCTTATTTGTATGCCCACGACACGTCATCAACTGGGATTATTCAGTGTGGGTCGTTTACGACGGATGCGAGTGGTAGTGCAACTGTGAATTTGGGTTGGGAACCACAGTATGTGATGGTTAAAATCACGAGTAGTCCGGGAGGTAGTTGGGACATTCAAGATAATATGCGAGGATTCACAGCAAAACCTACCGTTTATACTGCTAACCCTATTTTAAAAGCGAATGAATCATCTGCTGAAAACACTATTGGTGCTAATACACTACAATTGAATTCTACTGGATTTACTACAGATAACGCAACTTATAATCCTAGTAAAACCTACATCTACATGGCAATCCGTATGCCAAACAAGCCGCCTACATCGGGGACGCAGGTTTATAATGCGATTGCGAGAGCGGGCACTAGCGCGGTGGCTACGGTTACAGGAGTTGGATTTCCTCTTGATTTATCGATTATTCGCGGTAGAGCTGTAGGGTATTCTTGGAGGTGGGGTGATAGGTTAAGAGGTGTTTTTCAATACTTGCGTAGCAATTTAACAAACGCAGAAGTTACAGACACTGACGTAACATCATTTAATATGGACGGTATAACTTTCCCTGCTACGGGGGTAAGTTTAACAAACGCAGCGGGAGGAAATTACATCAATTATTTCTTAAAACGCGCCCCCGGATTCTTTGACGAGGTTTGTTATACGGGGACTGGAACTGCAACTACACAAGCGCATAATTTGGGCGTTGTGCCAGAGATGATGATTGTTAAATGTAGGTCAGTGACTGCTAGTTGGGCAGTATATGTTTCTTCACTTAGTGCAAATAATGCGTTATTTTTAAATGATTCTGGTACAGGTAGTACCGGAGCAATTTTTTGGAATTCAACAACGCCAACCAGTTCGGTGTTTTCAATTGGTACAGCGGGCGCAACTAACGTAACTCCAAATACCTACGTCGCCTACCTATTCGCCACACTTGCAGGAATCTCTAAAGTAGGGAGTTATACAGGTAATGGTGGAACACAAAACATCGAATGTGGATTTGCGTCTGGTGCAAGATTTTTCTTAGTAAAAGCAACAAGCACAACAGGTTCATGGTGGGTATGGGATAGTGCAAGAGGTATTACGGCTGGAAATGACCCTGCTTTGCAATTAAACTCAACTGCCGCTGAAATCACTACGGCTGATGCTGTTGACCCATATTCACCGGGAATAACAGTAAACCAAGAAGCAACTTGTTCGATTAACGCTAATGGCGTGTCATACATCTTTTTAGCAGTAGCATAGGAAATAACAATGGCTAATTACATCAATTTAGAAACAAAACAAGTCAGCACGGAATATGAAATCCGTAGCGCACACCCTAATACTTCTTTTGCAACACCATTTAGTCCAGATGGCTACGCTGTTGTCTTTGATGCTCCTCAGCCTACTTATGATAAGTACAGTGAAACAGTGCAACAAGGCTTACCTGTATTAACGTCTAAAGGGCACTGGGAGCAAACGTGGAATATCATTCAGCTAGAGGGCGATGCACTCATCGATGCACAGGCGCAAAAGGTTGAAGATGAGAAAGCCAAAATCAAAGCTGATATCGCAGCACTTGAAGAAACTATTACACCACGCAGAACACGCGAAGCTATTTTAGCTATCGACACAGTATGGCTTGCAGATGTGGAATTACAAATCGGTCAACTACGCCAACAACTAGCGGAGCTGTGAGATGCCTGATGAAAAATGCCGCTTGGCTAAAGTTGAACAGCGCATGGACGCGCTCGAAGAAGTTTTCGAAGATAGAGGAAAAAAACTTGATGCAATAATTCATGCGCTTGAAGAAATGAAAACAGAACAATCAAGATACAAAGGATTTATTGGTGGCATTGTTTTCACGGTTGGAGCACTTTTTTCATTCCTTACATGGTGGTCGAGTAAGTAATGGAATTTCTGCAATTTGCCACTGATGTCGGTTTTCCTATAGCAGCAGCTTGCGGTGGTATTTATTTTGTTTTTCTGACGCAAAAGTTTTTGCTTGATAGTGTGCTTGAAAGAATACAAGGCTTGATTGCTATCATTAGGCAATTAGACAAGCGCATTACCGCCATGTCGCAAGATATAATTAGAATTGATGCGCTTATGTCTGAAGCGTTAGATATTGCAAAAGAGAAGGAAAAAAATGGAAGCTGATGCAATTGCAAAATATATAAATCAATATGGTTTTCCGATTATTGCGGCAGGTGGCATGGGTTATATTGTCTATTATGTGTGGGTATGGGCAACGACAATCGTCAAGCCAATACTTGAAGAAGCCTATGTTGTGCTTGTTGAGCTTATAGATCAGATTCGTGTACTTGATAACGACATGATTCGTTTAACACAAAAAATTAGCACTATTTTATTATTGCGAGGGAAGAAATGAAAACAGGCGTACGTGGTTTAGCGTTAATCAAAGAATTTGAAGGCTGTAAACTTAAAGCGTATCAATGCCCAGCAGGTGTGTGGACTATTGGCATTGGCTCAACACATTATGGTGATGGTACGCCAGTCACTAAAAACAGAACGCTACCTAATGAAGGCGCAGCAATGGCGTTATTAGCTGCAACCATTGGGCAATATGAAAAAGCGGTTAATGCAATGGGTGTTGAGTTAACACAAAATGAGTTTGATGCGCTGGTTTGCTTATGCTACAACATAGGCGCAGGCAATTTTTTTAAATCAACATTGGTCAAAATGCTTAAAGCCGGTGATGATAAAGCCGAAATTGCACAACAATTTTTGCGTTGGGATAAGTCAGGCGGTAAACCACTCGCTGGATTAACCCGCAGACGCAATGCTGAAGCAGAATTGTTTTTAACGCCATAATAAAAAAGCCGCTTATTTAGCGGCTTTGTTTTTTGCTATCCATTTTTGATAGGCTTCTTCAGGTGTTGACCCAGAACAAACAGCCGTTGTTTGTGTGTAACATAACCAGATTCTGCCGATCTTTTTAAGTCGTGGTTTCATCTATGCCTACTTTCAATAACAAGTTCACTGACTGCTAATTGCGGCATAGGATTATCAGAAAAATGTTTTAACCGCGCCATGTAATCGCGCATTTTTTGACCTCGCAATGCTTTGATAGTTGGGTCTTGGTCTACTTTGTAGCCTTTGAAATCATAAGTTATATTTTGCACTGGCGCGCTCCATAAGTTAATTATTAATTAGTTTTTTTAATCTATTAAAATACCATTCAGCTTTTTCCATGTCTTCAATCCCATTTTTTAAATTATATCGCCATTGATATTTTAAAATATTTCCTCGCAAAAATCCGATAAATTCATCACGGGTAAGCATTGATTCAATAGCATCAATACATTCAATTTTTCCGTTGTTGTAATGCGCTGGTGAGTTTACTTTTTCACTTGTTTTAATGGGCGCGCCTGCGTTAACTAATTCTTTTTGCTTATTTAAATGTTTAATAACATTATCAAGCCGCACAGGTGAGCAATCAACAGGTGGTTCAACCGCAGGCAATGGCTCATAATTAACCAATGTATATAAAAAAGCATTGTCTATTCTATCCGCAGACTTATGCACAATGCCTTCTTTGATTAATTTTTGAACCTTAAACTCTACTTGATGTTGCTTTAAATCAGTTAATTCTGTTATTTCTCGCATTGTCATGCCTTGACGGTTTCCGCGATGAAGTATTTGTTGAATCATTTTTTTATCTCATTAAGTTGATACGGATGGCAAGTAAGATTCCAACGTGTTAAATGCGTGCTCATAGACTTTAAAACAAAATCATGTCTAACTGCCGCACTCTCGCATGATTCCTTATCTGCAAAGGTTGTTGTGCTTTGCGTAACATTGCCTTGTGAAATAATAGTGCTGATTAAAATATAGGCTGTTGTTGAAATCATTTGTTATTTCCAATGTGGCGGTATTCAAAATCAGAATGAAATCCATTAAACCCGCCGCATCTTGTCCATCCTTTCACTTCACATCTAACTTCAAACTCCACCCACGGGTCAGCCCGTCTAGCTGCTACCTCAGCGTATTTCATCATTATATCTGCGTGTGGGTGTGGTGTGATAACTGGAGCAGGTCTTTCATATTCTGCTATGTTGTAGCCAAACGCCCAACTTCCCTTAGTAACCCACGTTAAACTCAATACAGCACTCGTTGCATCACCAGGGGCTTTGCTCCAATCTGGCTCAAACTGTTCAGTTGTTTGTTTTTCATTCCACTCTTGAATAACTTTTTGCATTGCTGATTTTGATGATACGTTATCAAGCTGTAAATATAAATCTTGTATTTGTTCTTCAGTTAATAAGCTCATTTCTTATCCTCTTTTACTTTTAACGTATGCAATTCACCGATTCTGCTGGCATTAAGCAACCACAACAATTGACGCAAATAGCCTTGTTGTTGTTTTATGTATTGTTCTGCTGTCATTTCCCAGTGCTCCCAAAACCATTTAAACCACGCTCAGTTATTTCTGTAAACTCGTCAACTTCTTCAAATATTGGACGTAATACAGGCACAAAAAACATTTGTGCAATGCGTTCGTTTGGCTGGATTCGATAGCTATCACCATGCGTCATGCGCAACTTAACCATAATCTCGCCCTGATAATCGCTGTCAATTACGCCTACAGTGTTCATCAACCCAATACCGTGATTAAACCCTAACCCACTGCGTGGAACAATTAACCCTACAACAGACTTATCAGCAATATGGATTGCAATGCCAGTTGGTATTAACAAAGGAAATTCTGGCGTTAATAATTCTGTGTTATCAATACAAGCGTGCAGATCAATTGCAGCAGCTCCAGCCGTTTTAAATTCTGGCATAATTGCGTTGTCGCGTAGTTTTTTTAGTTGCATAAAGTTAACTCCCATTGTTTAGGCATGTCGCCAATCCACATTTTTAAAAATTCACGTGCGGTTTTATTGCCGCGTTGGCTTTCTGATAAGTTAATGCGTTTAATTTGTATATGTTCTATTCCTTCATCATCAACAACCAACCGTTTGCCAATCAGATCACCGCAGTGTTTTGCAAACTCTTTTTTATTATAAAAAAACACTCTCCAATTTTTTACAATACGCTCAAATCGTATTGCATTTTTCATGCGATAATTAACTGTTTGTGGTGATAAACCATGCTCAATAGCAAAGTCTAAAACAGTTTGCTCATCATCATTTGGGTGACAAACAACAATATTGTTAATTCTAAAATTATAATTATCACCGTCTTTAAAAATAACAGCATCTTCAAAACTTGGATAATAACCGTGTGAAAAGAAAACAGCCATGCGCCATGCTGTAAAGTATTTTTTACCGTTTTCTTTTTTAACACAAATGGTCGCTTGTTTATTTGCAAAGTTAAAAGACAATGGTTTGTTAGGCGTTCTTTTGCGATAAAATTTGCCTGTTCCGCCACAATAAATAATATTTTCTTTTATGCTCTCCAACTCTTTAAGTGAAATTTTTAAATTTCTTTTTATTGCTTGCACCATGTTGTTACCTTTGATGTTCAATTTTTAAATCAAAAATAGGGCGTATTTCATGGCATGAATCACACTCCCTAATGCCTCTACTGACATATTGCCGCCATGTTTTATGCTGGCAGTTTGTTGCCGTTGGCGTTGGCGTTACTGGTGCAACTGGTTTTACTAATGCCATAACCATATCCCCGTTAATATCAGTCCTAAAACAAAGAAAATAAGTGCTGCCATGTCGTCAATCTCCATTGGCGTACTCAATCATAAAGCACACAATCAGTACAAAAACGCCTGTAAAAAAAATTAGCTCACCCATTTTTGCGCTCCTCTCTAAATTTAGCCAGTATAAACTGGACATCAATAGTTTCTTTTATGCTGCGTAACTTTTGACGCTTAAGGCTTTTACGTTCTTCTTTTAGCTCGTTAAGTCGGTTAATTAAGTGTTCTTCTAATGCAATCTGTTTCATCTTCCCACCATATCCCCATTAATGTTGCGTTGCATTTCATAGACGGTGAAAATCTTACCGTCATGGATAATAAATTCACCGATGTTTGTTTTAATTACTTCGTGTTTGTGTCTGTTAATTGTGTAATCAACTGCTGAACTAACAGCAAACCCCATCATAAAAAACATAATTGCAGCGTTTAAGTCGATTTTCATTCCACCACTCCCGTTTTTGAATCATTGCAAATTGCGCCAATAATGCGCGTAGGGCGTTTAAACATTTGATACGCTCCTACTGCAAGCTGATATTCTTCCTTTGCGTTGTTGCATGCTTGCATTGTGTCGTATGGTATTGCAACGCTTGTGTATGCAATCACTTCATGGCTTGTTGTTTTGCCGCGCTTGTCGATGTTTGTATCAACTGTCAAAAAGCTAAGTGTTAGTGCTAGGGTTGCGCTCATCTCATTGCCTGCTTAAGTAATTTGCGTAAACGGGTAACTTCTGCTTGAGCTGTGAAGCAATAATCAGCCATTAACAAAAAGCCAAATAAAAAAATTAAATATGCCGCGCCTGTTTGGTCGAGCATTAGTAAAAATTCGTATATTTCTTTCATAAATCACCTTTAAAAAAAGCCACTCGTCTTAGCGGCAGAGGTAGGAGTAATTGGTTAAACTAAATCAAAAAATAATAAATCTGATTTAAAATAGCTAATGTAAATATCAAATTTTTCTGAATCTGCTGCTACATCATTAAATATTTGAACAAAATTATCGTCAACGTGTTCGTAAACGATTTCTTTAAGTTTTTCTGACCCTGCCATTTCTTCGCCTTCTTCATCGGTAAATGAAATGTCGTTAACAATGCACTCGCGTTCATCTTCAATGTCATGGTTAAAGTCTGCTGGTATATATGAACCGCTAAGTGTTGCTTCAGCATCAACGCCAATGTCTACACCGTCATGGGTAATAATTGAAAAGTAAATTTTAATTTCCATTATATTTCTCCCAAAATATCAGTAACAATTCCGTTTACTTTTACTTTCATTCCATTTTCATCAAGCGTTTCAGTTTCTACATAATCGCCAATTTCAACACTTTTATAAATTGGCGCAATCGTGTCATCGTTAATCAATATCGTAAACATTTTATTTCCTCACCTTAAAATTCCGTTCTTGTGAACGTGTGCATATAGTAAAATAAAAATTTACTATATGCAAGCACTAAATTACAAATTTTTAAAATGGAATATCATCATCTTTTGCGTAAGAGCCATTTAATCCAGCAGGCGAACGAGCTGCAATAGCTTGCACGTCTGCGTAAGCCTGTTGTGGTGATTGGTATGCTTGTTGCGGTTGCGCTTGCGCTGGTTGCGCGTTGCTGTCGCGTTTGCCGACTAAATCAACGATGTTAGCGTTAATTTCAAGCGTTGTTTTTTTAACACCATCTGTGCCGACAAATTCACTTTGCGTTAATTCACCAGAAATAAAAACCTGCTGTCCTTTCTTCAAGTAGTCTTTTAAACTTCCTTCAGCGCGTTTACCCCACAGCGCAACACGAAACCAAATGGTTTGCTGTTTATCTCCAAAACCTATGTTATTGGCTACAGCAATATTTAAAACGGTTTGACCGCTTGCTGTTGATCTTACTTCTGCATCACGTCCGACTGTGCCAGTGAAACTAATTACGTTGCTCATTTTTAAACCTCTAATAATAAATTGATTGCCATTTTTACGCGTTCCGTTAATTGGTCACGTTCCTGTTGTGTCACTTGCCATTTATGGCGCATAACATTTTTATAATGTCCTCCTTTGATTAAATACGGTAATTCTTCATCGATCGCATTAACAATAAAATTAAAACGTTTGTCATTGCTTTCTAATGCCGCTGAACGTATATCAGGTAATTCTTCAACATACGGGCAAAATACAATCAATTCAGCATAATCTACGCCAGTTAAAATGGCATTGCTGACCAACTGCCAGTAATATTCCGGGAAATCATCAAGTAATGAATTATTTTTAAATGATTTCACCAACTCACAATAATTTTTAAGTTGCGGACATTTAATATCCCCAACGCAATCTTCACCGATTAGATCGGGTGCGCCTGTCCATTGTTGATATAGTGGGTGAATTAATCGCTCTGTTGACGCTAATTCGTACTCTAAGCCAATATGATTATCATTAACGTAAGATTCCACAAACGTTCCCCACAATGCAGGGCGTGATGAAATTTCAGTATTTAATGATCGTCCAAGCATTACCTCATATTTAGTTTCTTCAATATAAGTTAATGCTGGCTTACCTAATGAACCAACGGCTTTGCCATTGGTCATTAATTTATAAATATTACTGCTGCTAAACGTTCCTGCTCTCATTACTTACTCTCCAAAAATAAAATCAACTTTTTATAACTGGTTTTTTCACGGTTATTTACGATGCGATGCGCATAAGCCAATTCTTTTTCGCTTAATAATTCCGTTTTTAGCGTTAATTGCTCAATGGCATAATTCCAGTCTTGAGCAATGAATCTTACTTCATCTTTGATTTCATCAACACTTAAAACATCACGTCTGTTTAAATTCGCGCCAAACAAATCGCCAAAATGATCGCAGGCATCTTTAATTGCTACCGTTTTAGCCAATGGGAACGCCATTGATAACGCGCCATTGTTAATGCTTGCTAGATCAGCAACACTGCAACCTTTCTTAGTTTGAAGTTGAGCAGCTCCAATACCATCGTGATAATTCCATTCACCTGTTACTGGGTGCAGGTAATGAACGCGAACAGTTACCCACACACCATTAAATGCCGTTCCCTGTCCTGTAATTTCAATTTTCCATTGTGGAAAAATTGCTTTCATTAATGTTTCAACTTTATCAATCGGCAAATACCGATAACCGGCAATATAAGGGTGTTTTTTTACCCATTCTTCAATCGGCTGCTGATTCATTAAATCATCGAATTTTTTTACGTTTGGATTAACGATTACCCCGTTTTTAATATCGTCTATTGTTGCTAATTGCATATTTTCACCTTTTAGTTATTGAATCACCGCGATTCGTGGTAAATTATAAAATAAAGATTTACATAAGTAAAGAAAAGTTTTATTATACAACCACCCAAATAAACGAGGGCATCATGGAATTACAAAAAATAGTGAATTATTTTGGTAGCAAACAAAAATTAGCTGAAACTATTGGAACGTCAAAACAAAACGTAAATATTTGGAAAGACAAGGGATATATCCCCACCAAGTGGGCAGTTGAAATTGAAAAAGCTACCAATGGCGAAATTAAACGAGCAGAAATTAGACCGGATATTTTTACATGATAAAAGACAGAGATTATCAAATAAACGCCATACAAGGCGTAAGAAACGCAATTTTTAACGGTAGCAAGCGTGTGCTTGTTCAAGCGTCAACAGGCGCAGGAAAAACGCACATAGCTGCTCGTATTATTGAATCAGCAGTAAATAAAGGCAAGCGTGTGCTATTTGTCGCGCATAGAAAAGAGATCATTGGGCAATCGTCCGTTAAACTTGATTCAATGGATATTGAGCATGGAATTATTATGGCAGATCACCCACGCTATAAACCAAACGAGCTGGTGCAAGTTGCAAGCGTTCAAACATTGCGCGTTAGGCATAAACCAAAAGCCGATATTGTTTTTTTTGATGAAGCGCATTTAAGCGTTTCAAAATCATTTTTAGACCTTGTTGAGCATTATAAAGAATCAATTATTATTGGATTAACCGCCACGCCTGTTCGTACTGATGGGCGTGGACTTGGTGAGATATATCAGCACATGACGCAAGTTGTTCCCATGCGCGATTTAATTGACTTAGGTTTTTTAGTTCAGCCGCGAGTGTTTGCGCCATTTATTCCAAATCTTGGTAATTTTAAAGTTGTTCGTGGTGATTACGATGCAACGCAAGTAGCCGCTGAAATGGATAGATCGAGCATTACAGGCGACATTGTTAAACATTGGAAACAACACGCCAACGGCAGATCAACAATCTGCTTTGCCTCAAGCGTTGCACATTCACAGCATATTGTTGATGAATTTAACGCAAACGGCATCATTGCAAAACATTTAGACGCTAAAACTCCCGCACATTTGCGCGACAAAATTATTCAGGATTTTAAAGCTGGTAAATTTAATGTGCTTTCAAATATGGGAATTATGATTGAAGGTTTCGATCATCCTGCAACTTCATGCGTTATTCTTGCGCGTCCAACGCAATCAGTGACTATTTACTTGCAAGCCGTTGGGCGTGGAATGAGACCGGCAAATGGCAAAGATGACGTAATTATTTTAGATCATGCAGGTTTAACTCATTCACACGGGTTTGTCACAGACGAACGCGAGTGGTCGCTTGATGGCAGAAAAAAGAAATCAAAAAAAGGTGAATCGGATAAAGCTCCAGCAGTAACAATATGTGAATCATGTTTTTGTGCTTATAGCAGGCAAGAATACCCAAATGCGTGTCCTGAATGTGGAAAGGTGACAGAAAAACGCGCAATTATTGAAGTTGATACCGATGCAGAATTGGTTGAAATTAGTCCGTTAGAAATTAAAGCTCAAAAGCGCGTGGAATTAGTGCAGGCGCGAACGCTTGAGGAATTAATAGATTTGGGATATGCGCGAAATTATCAATACCCAGTGCAGTGGGCAAAAAGAATTATCGAACAACGAAACGCTTGGAAAAATAAAAATAGAGGTGGGTTATGAGCATATTAACTGAAGATGGCATATACAACGATACATATATTGATTGCACAATTGTTAAAGATAATATTATTTCTTTGCTTATACACGATAAAAAAAATAGTGTAACTAGATCGTATAAATTTGAAAGTATTGAAAAAGCCGAAGAATTAGCTAATAAGTTGTTACAGGTTATTTTTGAAGCTACTGAAGTTAAAGAAAATACACAAGATAAACATCAAAAAATGTGGAAACTTATTTTGAATGAATTACTAAACGGAGAACCATACATGTCAGAATTTCATCGCTTTGTTGATAGGCTTGTTTTTAATAGATTTGATAAAAATAAATGCGCTTTAATTTTTACTTCAAACGCCATGAATATTATAAATTCAGGAGTTGTTAGCAATGTCGTTGAACGCATACTTGATATTGCTGAAAGTTATAGTAATGATTTAGTTATGTACATAATAATACAGGACAACATCGCTAGAGGGGAACATCATTATACGCTTGGTGGACATAAAATTTTTATAAAATTATGAACGAACAACAAATACAACAAAACATTAGACTTGCTGTATCAGCTCCTAACGTCAGGTTATTTAGAAATAATGTCGGCAGCATTAAAGATGCAGACGGTAGACTTGTCACATTTGGCTTATGCAAAGGCAGTGCTGACCTTATTGGCTTTAAATCAGTGACAATAACACCCGAAATGATCGGTAAAAAAGTGGCTGTTTTTGTAAGTCTTGAAGTAAAAACACCAAAAGGAAAAATATCTGACAATCAACGCGCGTGGTGTGATATGGTAGCCGACCGCGGTGGAATAGCGGGAATTTGTCGAAGTGTTGAAGATGCTAAGGAGCTTTTAAAATGACAATATCACGACTTAAAAAACTAGCCTATTCACAGCAATTTTACGGAAAACCTACAATAGACGGCTGGAAAACTTGCCATCTATATCTAGGCAGCAACTCATGGCAAGCTAAAGAAGATATTTCAACAGATAGCGTTATTTTGCCTGCTGGTGACAATCCAGCAGATTATGATTGGTCTATCATGCGTGGAAATATTATCTTCGCTTCAGTGCTTGGTAATTGCGATTTAACGTATAGAAAACGCGTGGCTTTGTACGCTTTGCGCGGTGGAGCTTATCAAATACGATTTAAGATAAAAGAAGAAATAGAATTATGTGGTTATCCATTGGAGATATTTAATTATGACGAGCGTTACGATGCCTAAAAAAAATAAACACGATCTTGAAGAAGAATTTAAGGAGGAAATAGTCCAAGTTGATAGCCGGCTAATTGATTCACCTGATTATCTTTTACAAAATTACATCATGCTTCATGGTACAAATTGCGTTTGGGATATTTCAACAGGTGCAATGCTTAAAGTTGAGCATCTTAAAATGTCATTTCCTATTTCTTATAAAATATGGCAATCGCAACCATCACGAAAAATTATTCCTGCAACTGATCTTGTTTTTTCACCAAAAGGCGTTGGTAAAGATCAGATAAATATGTTTACAGGGATAAAAATGCGTCCGAGTTATGGTAACGGATATAAAGCATGGAATATGCACTTAATGGATATTTGTGATGATGACATGAAGTCGGTCAAATGGATAACATCGTGGTTTGCTTATCAATTGCAAAATTTAGGTTCTAAAATGCGCACGTCACTTGTTATTTATGGAGACGAGGGAACAGGGAAGAATATTTTAGTAAACGCCATAAAAGAGATTTACGGGCAATATGGCGATGAAATAGGGCAATCACAAATTGAATCACAATTTAATGCGTGGGCATCGTGTAAATTATTTCTTGTGGCTAACGAAGTTGTATCAAGGCGCGAACGCAGGCACATTAAAGGAAAGTTAAAACAGCTAATCACAGAGCCTTTTGTATATATTAATCAAAAATCGATGCCTGAACGTGTTGAGCCTAATTATGCAAACTTTGTATTTTTATCTAATGAAGATGTGCCAATTGATGCAAGCGAAGGAGATCGCAGGTTTAACTTTACAGAAGTTAAATTAAAACCGCACATGACACACGATCATTTTACGCAATTAAAATCAGATATTATTATTTCAGATTTATATGGTTATTTGCTCAGTTATGATTATGGTGATTTTAACGAGCATACAAAGCCGCTATTAAACGAAGCAAAACAAAAGGTGACAGATGCCAACCTTCCAAGTGAACAAGCGTTCCTGCGCGATTGGTTAGCAAATAAAACAATGTTTCCAGTTGAGACAGTATCAGCAACAACACTTTATTGGGCTTATAAATCTTGGGCAGCAGAAAATGGTGAGACTTATACCTGCACACAAACGACATTTGGTAGAGTTGTTGGTCGAATTGACCACATAGTAAAAGCGTTTGTTTCAATCAAATTTACATCGAGAAAAATAACAGTTTACTTTATGGATAAGAATGTTGTAACGTCAAGCATAGACGACACCACTACCAAAAAATTCGATGACATGGTTTTACAGCAAAAATTGAAATATAGGCTCTAATTTGTAACAGTTACAGCGTTTTTTGTAACAGTTAAAGCAAACCCCTACAAAAATAACTTTATAAGATTCAACGTCTTGTAGCAGTTGTAACAGTTGTAGGGGTTTTTTTATGTTTTTCACTTAAATTATGATAAAACTTGTTTTTTATAAATAACTATTACAACTATTACAAGTCTATAATATATAAAGAAAAAACTACTACAAAAACTACTACAAAACTATTACAAACTGTTACAACAAAAAAGCGCACAAATTGCGTTAATAATAAAATAATTATTTACATATTGGCTAAAAAGATTATAATTGCTGTACGTTTTAAATTTGCTTGAGCAGAAGTGTTAAATTTAAAACTCACCTTTTAGCCTCTTTTAACTTATCCTGCTCGGTTAGTTACTAGGGGTTTTTTAATTTTTACCCCAACCAACCCAGAAATCACTTTTTAATATTGGCGATTTATCAATGACTGGGTTGGTTGGCCAATACAAAACCCGTTCCTTGGGGTTGTGAGCCCACTCAATCAATTCATAACTTCTCAGGGTCTGATTGATTTGAGTGGGTGTTTCTCTTAGCCTACCAAGAGATTAAAACAGGAAGGAGTGTACCGAACCAGCTTGTACACGTTATGTGGACTGGTGACAGTTTGGAAAGACAAGCACTTGTCTGCTTTTGGTGTTGCCCGTGTTCCTGCACGGGTGATGCGCTTTTTAACCATGAAGAATTAAACCTTAACGCGTGTCCTCTCGCACGAAAAAAAGACGGGAGCCAGTTTACTAGCTGTTTTGCTTGCAACGCTTCTGCGGCTAGGTTAGGGTTTAATTACTTGATGGTTTTAATAAACAGGAACGGAAAATGGAAATTATTAATAAAAAAGTAGTGGACTTAATCCCCTACGTAAACAACGCACGAACACACAGCGAACAACAGGTTTTGCAAATCGCTGCAAGCATAAAAGAGTTTGGTTTTAATTCGCCCGTCTTGGTTGATGGTGAGAATGGCATCATTGCCGGTCATGGTCGCGTTATGGCGGCTAAAAAGCTGGGACTTGATGAAGTACCAACCATTGAGCTTAAACACCTCACCAAGACGCAAAAGAAAGCATATATACTTGCAGATAATCGCTTGGCGTTGAACAGTGGTTGGGATAATGATTTGTTAGCGTTGGAACTTCAAAAACTAGAAGAAGAAGGGTTTAATTTAGAATTACTAGGATTTGACAACACAGAATTATCATTGATTGGTGATGAAGAAGATGTGCAAGATGGTCTTACCGATGAAGATGAAATACCTGATGCACCAATAGAGCCAATAACAAAACTGCATGATGTTTGGGTATTAGGAAATCATCGGTTAATGTGTGGTGATAGCACTAGCATTAATGATGTTGATATTTTAATGGGGGGGGGTAAAGCCGATATGGTATGGACTGACCCGCCATATAATGTGGCTATTGAAGGTATTGCTGGAAAAATTTTAAATGATGACATGAGTGATGAGTCTTTCAAGAAATTTCTTCTTGATGTATATGTTTGTTATTTTATGGTTATAAAAGATGGTGGCGTTATTTATGTTGCTCATGCAGATTCAGAGCGCGTTAATTTTACAAAATGTTTTAAAGATGCTGGTTTTAAATTAAGCCAAGTGCTTATATGGGTTAAGCAATCAGGAACATTAAGTCGTCAGGATTTTAACTGGCAACATGAGCCAATTTTATATGGGTGGAAAGAAGGTGCAGCTCATTATTTTTGCGGTGACTTTACACGAACAAGTGTAATTGATGATGATATAGACATTAAAAAAATGAATAAAGCAGAATTGCAAGAATTAGTTAATAGTTATCGAACTGAACAAAAAAACACAGCACTTAGAGAAAATAGACCTTCTCGTAGCGAATTGCATCCAACTATGAAACCTGTAAACTTAGTGCAAAGAATGATTGAATGGAGCAGCAAACCAAAAGAAATTGTGCTTGATTTATTTGGCGGCAGCGGAACAACCATGATGGCTTGTCAAAACTCATCAAGACACGCTCGTTTAATGGAACTAGACCCAAAATACTGCGACGTTATAGTCAAACGCTGGCAAGATTTCACAGGGAAACAAGCTATTTTAGAATCAACAGGCGAACCGTATGGCTCTCACACCTAAACAAGAACGCTTTGCACAACTGGTTGCTGAAGGGAAAACACAGGCAGACGCTTATCGTGGGGCGTTTGATACCAAGCCGACAACAAAGCCTGAAACCATACAGAATAGTGCTTATAAGCTAATGGCAGACCCCGACATTTCCGCGAGGGTTGACGAACTACGCAAACCCATCATTGAAAGCGTTGGTATTACGCTTGAATCTCATCTTAAAGATTTAATGACACTGCGAAACCTTGCAGTCAAAAACAATCAAATCAACGCAGCTATATCGGCTGAAATTGCACGAGGTAAAGCGGCTGGTGTATCAACAGACCGCGTTGAAACGACCATTAAAACAGGTTATTCGTTCAAAGTAGAAAGGGCAACCCGTGACAATTAGATTAAAACTCACCGAACCGCAAGAAGATTTTATCTTTAGTGAAGCAATCCACCCTGCAATGGTGGCAGGATATGGCGCGGGTAAATCACAAGCGGCTGTTATTCGCATTGCGTTGTTAGCGTTAAAGTATAAAGGCTTATCTTTTGCATTTGTTGAACCTACTTACGATTTGATTCGTTTAATTGCCTTCCCACGCTTTGAAGAAATATTAGATTCATGGGGCGTTAAATATAATCTCAATAAAGCCGATGCTATTATCAAATTAGACAATGGCTCACAGATTATTTTTAGATCAGCAGACAGTCCAGAGCGTTTAGTAGGGTTTGAGGTATCTGATGCCGTGATAGATGAAGCCGATACGCTACGCATTGACCAAGCGCGAACCGTTTGGACTAAAATGCTTGGACGTATTAGAGAACGCAAACCAGACAATTCACCCAACACGCTGGCGGCTGTATCAACGCCTGAAGGGTTTGGTTTTATGTATGAGATGTGGGGCAAAGAAAAGCGCGAAGGCTATGAGCTAATCAAAGCACCCACGTCAAGTAATCCTTATTTGCCCGATGGCTATATTGCGCAATTACAAGCAACTTATAGCGGATCTCAATTATCAGCATATCTTGATGGCAATTTTGTAAACCTTAACGCAGGCAGTGTTTATCATGAATTTGACAGAAATCTTAATGCAACCAGTCAAACAATTATGGCTGATGATGTGTTGCATATTGGTTTGGACTTTAACGTTGCCAATATGTCTGCTGTTGTTCATGTGGTGCGCGGTGATAGCGTTCATGCTGTTAATGAAATCACTGGTGTTTTCGATACGCCAACGATGGGCAGGATATTAAAAGAAAAATATCCAGCGCATAGAATCTTAATTTATCCCGATGCAAGCGGTAACGCTCGCAAGTCAAACAATGCAAGCGAATCAGATCACAGCATTTTGCGTTCGTTTGGTTTTCAGGTGCTGGTTAATTCACGAAACCCATTTGTAAAAGACCGTGTGTTGTCTGTTAACGCCATGATTAACAATCAAGGCGAAAGACGTTATTTTGTTAACGCGCAGTATTGCCCGTCACTGGCTGAATCACTTGAAAAACAATCCTACGACAAAAACGGTGAGCCAGACAAAAAAAGCGGATTTGACCACGTTGTCGATGCAACGGGTTATTTTATTGCGTATCGCTATCCAATCGTAAATAACAGACCAACTTTTGCGGCAATAACAGGTATTTAAAACTTTAAATTATGATATAATACACACAGTGTCTAGGGAATCGAACCCGAAAACGTCTTGAACAAACGCTGACACTATAACCTTTCGTTCACATAATCCAACTGTTCAAGGGATTCTCAAAATGACGACAATCAATAAAAAAATTTGTAAAAAATGTAAAATAGAAAAAGAATTTATTTTTTTCTGTAAAGAAAAATTATCAAAAGATGGATTGCATTCGCGCTGTAAAAATTGCGTAAAAGAATATAATTTAATAAATAGAGAAAAAAGATTAAAAAATTATATTGATAATGCAGAAAAAATAAAATTAGATGTTAAAAACTATAGAGATAAAAATAAAAATTTAATAAATGAAAAAAGAAAAATTTTAAGAAAAGAAAATATTATTGAATGCAGAAAAAAAAGAAAAGAAT